CAGCATCAAATAATTTGAATACTTCGGAATTTCACGTTATGTCTTCTGGCATTTAATTTGATTTTCTTAGTGTATTTAATGTGACGTTCTACAATGATTCCTATGGAAAAGTCAGTGATGAAATGAAGCTGAAGATCAGAGAAAAAGAAGCTGATTTAAAAACGCTGATTGCTTCCGAAAGAGAAGAAATCGAAAAGCACAATGCAGCAGTCAACGATGAAATCAAAAAGAAACAGGAAGAACTGTTCGCATATACACAGGAAATCAATGATTTCAAAATGAGAGAGCTGTCTCCAATTGATTCAAAGAAAGCTGATATTCAAATTCAAATTCTGGAAAAACAGAGAGAAATTGAAAGAGCAGAAGGTGAAAGAAAGATTGCACTAGCTCAGTATCATCAATTGGCAGACAATTGGGAGCCACCAGTCGGAAAGAAATGTCCAAACTGTGGATTCCAGCTTGACCAGGAATACATCGATGCAGCCATTGCAAAGCATGATGAAGATATTAAAGAAATCATCAGAAAAGGAAAAGATCTTAACGTTCAGATTGAAGAAAAGACTATCGCTATCGAAGAGCTGAAACAGGAGAAGCACAGCTTAGATATCAAGTATGCTGAGATGTCAGACAAATTCGCAGCAATGAAGAAAAAAGTTTCTCCAATGGAATCTGAAATCAGCAGCATCAAGAAAAATCTTAGAAGTTACATGGAGTCAGAAGAGGCTTGCAGAAGAAGAGAAGAAATTGAAAGACTGAAATCACAGCTAAGAGATCTTGCTCTCAATTTTGAAGGCGGTTATTCAGAAATATCAGACAGAACTGCACGAATCAACGAACAGATTGACTTTAACAAACAGGTTCTCAATCAGAAAATCGCATTTGACTTGTCACAAGAAAAAATTGCGAAGATTGAAGAAAATATTGCGTTTTCTAGAAAAAAAGCAGCAGAAATCGAACAGAAAATCATGCTTGTTGAACTGTTCGTTCAGACAAAGCTCAAATCATTTGAACAGCATATCTCTTCAGTCTTTGGAACAAAGATGAAGTTTACATTGATCCAGGAAAACATCAAGGAAGGATCTTATCAGGAAGTCTGTACTCCTTCAGTTCTCAATAAAGATACTCCGTTTGAGAATGGCTCCGGTTCTGAAAAAATCATTGCTGGAATCTATTTCTCCGAGTGCGTCAAAAAGAAGCTTGGTCTTCCTGACTTGCCATTTATCTTTGATGAGTGTGACAAGCTTGATGGAGCGCATCTGGCTACGATTGATACAGATGCACAGATGATCTCAACAATCGTTAATGACACTAATTACTCAGATATTACTCTTGTTACAAGAGACTAGGAAAGGAAAGTATGACAGAAATTACAAGAAGCGGTTCAGCTCCAGCAAAGATTGATGGAAAGCTCGCTTTAACAAAAGCTGAACAGTTTTACATGGATGAAGTGAATAAAGCATTAAGCTCACACAACTCCAAGCTCGACCAGGAACAGCGCACATGCGTTGTTTCTGTACTGAGCAAGATGCAGGAAGCATGTCTCGAAAAAGGAGTGCAGATGAATCAGATGAATCAGACATGTCTGATGAGTATCCTCCAGCAAGCTGCAATGTTAAGGCTGAATGCAGCTGCAAATCCAAGAGAATGCTATGTTATCATCAGAAAAAAGCAAGACGCTAATGGTGCTTGGAAAAGTAATTTCGAGTTTGGAATCGAAGGTGATGGAAATGACAAGCTCGTCAGAAAGTATGGAGTAAACGTCAAAAACGTTCATCCTTACTGGAAAGTTCGTGAAGGAGATGACTTCACTTATGCTTCCTTCAAAGGACTGGAGATGGAGCCACCTACATGGACACCGAAAGGCTGCACTGGAAAGATTGTCAGAGTTGTTTACCCGGTTGAATATGAAGATGACGAAGGAAACAAGGAAGTACAGTTTCACATCTGTGAAAGAGAAGAAGTTGCTGTCAATCTGAAAGCTCACATCTTGAACAATATAAAGAAGAAACCTGAAAAAGACATGCCTTTTTCCAAGAAGGAAGAAATCAAGCAGAAGCTGTTTAATATGAGTCTTGATGACATCTTCAATGACAGTGAATTGCTACAGATTATGTCTCCAGCGTGGAGAGATCCACACAGCAGAGAATCAATGATCGTAAGAAAGATGAGAAACAACTGCTTGAAACCAATTCCAAAGGATTTCGGAAATGCATTTGCTGAAAAGGTTTACGATGAAGCAATCAATGAAGACGAAAAGCCAAGTGACGTTAAAATGGATCCTGAAGACATTGTTGAAGTAGAAGTCAATGAGAAAACCAATACGGAAGTGATTGATTCGCTTCCAGGTGAAGTTTCCGAAGAAGAACCAGCGGAACAGGATGAACCGGTAAAACAGGTTTCTGATCCGTTCTAGGAGGTTCCTGGATGAATTTCATTAATCTCGCATCCAGCTCATCCGGTAACTGTTACTGGGTTGAGCTGGAGAGGTCATCCAGGCCACCGGTTAAGATCATGATTGAGCTGGGGCTTCCAATGAAAGACATTCAAAGGAGATGCATACAATCCGGTTTGAATATGCTTTCTCTTGACTGCTGCCTTGTAACTCACAATCATTCAGATCATGCCAAATCCGCAAAAGAAATGTTTAAAAAAGGATTCAGAGTTTATGGAAATGAGTTCGTTGCATCATCAATCAGACAGGTGATGCATCCTGGAGAACTCAAATGCATTGCTGCTGAAACCTATGTTGTTCCTATATCAGTAGAGCATGACGCACCTGATCCACTCGGTTTTGTAATTTTTACAGACAGAGAAAAGATCTTATTTATAGCTGACTGCAAATACTGGAAAGCTGACCTGACAAATCAAAGATTTGATTACATCATTATCGAAGCTAATTATGAAGCAAGACTGTTACATTTTGCCAAGGAAGAGGCAGAAAAAAATGATGATCTAGGTCTGAAATCATCGCTTGAGCGAGTATTCAATGCTCACATGAGTATCGAAAACTGCATCAAAGCACTTAAAAAAATGAATTTATCAAAATGCAAAGCCATTTTCTTAATACACTTGTCCGACAGAAATGCTCGAGAAAACGTTTTCAAAAACGAAGTGACTCGACAGGTCGGAAAAAAGTGCTTTGTTGCTAAGAAAAACGGAGGCTTTATCTAAAATGATGAATTCATGCAATTTTGTCGGGAGACTTACAAAGGATCCCGAACTGAAAAAAACACAAAATGGAATTTCCGTCTGTACATTCACAATAGCAGTTCAGAGAGATATCAAAGACAGAAACGGAAACTATCAGGCAGACTTCATTAACTGCAGAGCCTGGAGGCAGCAAGCTGACTTTCTATGTCAGTATGGCCGAAAAGGTTCAGTGCTGGGAGTCAGTGGAAGAAACACAACAGAAAGTTACACTGACAGAAATGGAGCCAATCGTTACGCAAATTACATTAATGTTGTAAGTCTGGACAAGCTGGATAGATCAGAACAACAGCAGCAGTCAGAACAGCAGCAGTATCAATATCAAACACAAACACAGCAGACAAGCTACAGTCAGCCGGTAGAAAAAAGACTGTCAACCGATGATGAGTTCGAAAGACGCTATGGCGGTCAGACCAGTCAGCAGTCTGTCAGTAACGGTCAAATGGTAGATATAAGTGATGATGAACTACCTTTCTGAACAAACTGAAATTCCAAAAATACTCAATTTTCCCAAGCCACTGCATCTAGCAGATGGCTGGATCATAAAAAACCTAAAAGAAAACAGCAACAGTTTAATCCCTGATTCACTTGTCGAACTGATAACGAAAGATACTCTCGAACGCTTGTTGACCGAAATTGTCGGCCACCCGGTCGAGATTGTCGAAACCAAACGAGACTTGATAGCCTGGCTTAAGTGATATAAAATGCCTAATAGAATTCTCAAAGAGAGTTTGACAAGAAGTGAATCAATTAATGAACTGAGCTGGTTTGCCGAAGTACTATTTTACAGGCTCATTGTTGTTGCCGACGATTTTGGGAGATTTGACGGTCGTGCAGCAGTTATCAAGGGAACATGTTTCCCACTTAGAAATATCCGAACATCACAGATTGAAAAAGGTCTCAAAGAGCTAGCCTCTGTATCAATGATTTTCACCTATACGGTTAAAGCAAAATCCTTCTTACAGATTGCGAACTGGTCTAAGTTTCAATCAACACGGGCAATGAAGTCTAAGTGGCCATCCCCGGAAGATGATAACGAATCGCAATTTGAATTGCAAAACACAAAAGCTGCACAATCTGACCAGATTTTGAATTCTGCAAACACTTGCAAGCAATTGCATGCAGATGAATGCAGATGCTCCCGAGAAACGAGAAACGAGAATCGTTTGTTGTTGTTAAAACACAAAGCGCGTGCGCGCGAGAAGAACTTTTTGAATGCTTGGCCAAGCACAAACAACGTGCAGTGGAGGTATACAGTTCGATTTATGCACCTGAAAAAGTTGATGATGCATACACTAAGCTCCAGTCTGTGGTCATGTCACTGCCAGAAAACTGTGAAGTGAACAGACAGGCTTTAGAAGACGCTTGCGCATATGCTGAAGAGTTTTTCGTTGAGGGAAATACCGAAAAAATTCGCAATCCATTGGGCTATTTACACAAAGTGCTTGTTAACGGCACAAAGGAAGATCTTTGAAATGGGAATTGTTTTGATGTTAACCATCATTTTCGTATTGCTTAAATGCACCGGTTTTGTTTTATGGCCATGGTGGATTGTATTTGCACCGGTTCTGGTGCCTTTGACAATTGCAGTGGTTCTGTGGCTTACTGCTATTACTGTGACCATTGTGAGTTATGTGTCAATGAAGAAGAAAAAGTGATGGGAAGCGTCATTTTTGGAATGTTTATGGTCTTCATATACGCTTTTTCAGGATCTATTTCGTTCATCATGGAACTGCTGGCAGCAGCAGCGTTAGGGAGTTTCCTGGCGATAGTGATATTATTTACATATGAAATTTTAACGAAGGAAAAAGATGATGGAAAAAAGCGTTAGCATAGTTGACTATGAACTTAAAGTTTACTTTGACTACTTAGAGTCACTGACTGCTTTGGAAGAAAGAATTACAGATTTGGAGGGAAGAATTGCAAATCAGACATACGGTTTGAGTTCTCCAAGAATCAAATCTACAGACGAAGCAAAGTATCAGACAAGTCCTAAAGTGCATCTGTCTGATCTGCCACTCGAACTCATGGACAGAATCGAAAAGATGCAGCTGACTTTAGGAATTTTGAAGCATGACAGACGCATTAAACAGGAATACTGTGCAAACATGGCCAGGAAGCTATGCAAGCTGGATGATGACGAAAAAGAAATCATTGCGCTGCATTACCATGACCGTTACACAATGCGTTCGATTGCACAGATTTTATGCATGAGCAAAACAGCCGTTTTCAACAAGATCAACGACGTTTTGCTGAAAATTGAAAAAATGGACACGTCCATTGACAAAACGTGATATTCTATTGGCGGAACAAGACCAATGGATTTAAATATCGCGCATTGGCCTTTTATTTTTCCACCAGGAGGCAAGCAGATGGGTTTGAAACAGTTGAAACACATAAACGTTTTGATTGATGATTTAAAACCAGCAGTTTACAATCCGCGTGTTGAACTGAAGCCTGGTGATGAAGAATACGAAAAAATAAAGCGCTCGATTGAAAAGTTTGGATATTCAGATCCAATCATAGTCAATCGTGATCTGACGGTCATTGGTGGCCATCAGCGATTGAAAGTGATGAAAGACCTAGGCTACACGGAAATTGAAGTTTCACAGGTTGATTTATCCAAGAATGAAGAAAAAGCGCTGAATGTCGCACTGAACAAGCTTACGGGCAAGTGGGATGATGAAAAGCTTTTAGATCTGTTCGAAGATCTGAAAGGCGATGAATTTGATTTAGATCTGACTGGATTTGATGATGATGAAATTGATGATCTGATGGATGATGCAGTAGATGATTTTGACGATGATCAGAAAGAAAACGCACGGATGAATACTGCCAGACAGTACAATCTGCATCTGCTGGATCCATACAGTTTGGATGGCTTTTATCAGATGCCAATCATCAGCAATGACAATTATGTTCCTGACCATATGATTGGTTTCAACTATGCAAAAACGTCAACAGACACGGACGCAACAATCCACTTCTTTGTTGATGACTATCAGTTTGAAAGACTGTGGAACGCACCTGAACAGTACAACGATGTTCTGAAGAAGTTTGAGGCAGTTCTGAGCCCTGATTTCTCGTTGTACATGGACATGCCATTGGCAATGAAGGTTTGGAGCATTTACAGATCAAGATTTTTAGGAAATTACTGGCAGCGCCAGGGAATTCGTGTAATACCTACAATCAGCTGGGCGGAACCTGATACTTTTCAGTTCTGCTTTGATGGAATCCCGGAGGGTTCCATAGTTGCTGTGAGTACAATTGGCGTTAAACGTGAAGATGAAGCGTTTAAAGTATGGAAGGATGGAATGGATGAGATGATCCGGCGCATCAAGCCATCAACAATTATTGTTTATGGCGGAAAGCTTGATTATGATTATCCAGAGGAAACTGACGTTATTTATTTTGAAAATTCCGTCACGGAGAGGATGAAGAATCTATGAAACGAGAAGATTTCATTGAGCAGCTTGAAGAAATCGGTGCTTATGAACTAAGTGGCCGTGGAAAGAAATTTTTGATTTCAGAAGAAAAGACTGTTGACCGTCAAGACGGTTCCGGCCATGTTTATCCGACATGGGAAGAATTGTTTGCTGAAGAAATTGGAAATGGAAAGACAATTGGTGATCTGGTTGACTCTCTAAAGGCAATCAACAAAAATTACCATTATCATCTTCCGGTTTCTTGCTATGATGAAAACGGAGATAAAATCATTGATTAATTAAATAATTTTAGAAAGTAACTGTAATGGTTACTTTTTTTGTTTTTTAAGGAGAAATTTATATGAAGTATATTTTAGATAGTCAGCTGTTCGGTGGAAGAGGCGCTTCTTACACTCCAGGAACCGATGAAAGCAGTGGCCAGGAAAGTGTTAGCATTGACAGAGACTTTGCAGCAAGAATGAATGTTCTCATGAAGCGTGGAAAAATGTCTCAAGATATCGTTTTAGATAATTTCAGAAAAATGTTTACCGAAGACAGCAGCAGAGGCCGAAAAGAACATTTAATTGCAGTCGATGAGAATGGTTTCACATATGCATTGAATCACGGCCAGCGAGATTCAGTTGGATATGACCGTTCAGAAGTTGCTGGAAAATTCGTTATTCACAATCATCCGAATGGCAGCGTGTTTTCTAGACAGGATTTAAGAGGCTTGAGAGAAGACAAGATCACAGGTATTGTTGCATCAGGCAAGAGCGGTGATTATGTTTTCAGAATCGGAAAGAAATTTGATTATACTGGCTTTGACAAGGCTCTATCCAAGTCTCCAGTAACAAATACAGTAATTTCTAAAAAAGGTGAATCTTCAGCTGAATCATTTGCAAGAACAAATCACGAAAGTCATTCCTGGCTGAAAAGAAATGCCAAGAAATATGGCTACACTTATGAGTTCAGAAAGAAGACGGTGTGATAGATCATGGGCGGAAGAGGGGCAAGTTCAGGATTATATTACTTTCGTGGAAAAACATATCATTATGGTGACGAATTTAAATCTTTATTAGAAGTTGATAATATTAAATTTGTAACTAAAAAAGATGGAACTAATTTAACGGCGCCTCAAGAGACAATGACAAAAGGAAGAATATATGCAACTGTTTCTGAGGAAGAAAATAAAGTTATATATATTACTTTTTTTGATGATAATAATAAAAGAAGTAAGCAAATTGATTTGGCTCATGCACATGATGGGCTTAAACCACATACACATACAGGATATTATCATGATGAAGGTGGTACAAGAGGAGTAAATGAGGAAGAAAAGCTAGTAATTGACAAAGTATTGAAAGCATGGAAAAATAAAGGAAACAAGTAGTGGTAGTTTGGTCAATGCGCCGATATTATTACGATGTCGGAGGACCCCGTTCGAGTCGTGGGCGCTTGTTTATTAGCAATCTCAATGAGGTTGCTTTTTTTATGTTTATACTTATTATTTATTATTCTTGTTTTTTAAAGAATTTATAGATTTAGTTTCTTTAGAAAAAGTAAAAGTTCCAGGAGGAATAGATAATCATGATCGTTATTAAGCATTAAACAGTCTAACAGTGTAAGGAGGAATGATGGCTACAAAAAAGAAAGCAAATACAGTTGATAAAGTTGTTGAAGCTGACGAAGAAAGCATTCCTCAAAGCAACGAAAAGCCGAAAAAAAGGAAAGCACGGAAGACTGATGAAAATTTAATTCCAACCAGCAAGAGAAGCAAGGAAGAAGCTAGAGAGCTAGGCAGAAAGGGCGGTAAGAAGTCCGGTGAGACTCGCAGAGCTAGAAAAGTAGTCAAAGAAGCACTGAAAAAAGCTCCAACAGATGTCATGGATTGGCTTTACTCGCTCCAACCGGACAGTAAGACAAGAGAAGTGCTTTCTGAAAAGCTTGGAATTCCTATTGATGAAATTGATTCGGTTGAAAAGGTTTCGGCCGTGTCGATGTATTCCCAAGTGCGAAAGGGAAACGTAAAAGCGTTTGAAGCACTTGAAAGAAAAAAGAGCTCCAGCGATGACAGCAATCTCAGAAAGCAAGAACTGAAGCTCAAAGAAAAAGAGCTGCAGATCAAAGATGAACGTCACAAGGCAGAAATGGCCGAGCTTGAGGCAAAAACAAAAGATTCCGAAGACAACTATCACGGAATTCCGGTTCTTGCCATCGGGCCGAAATATGCAGAGCTGGTATTTGATATCGAAAACAGAAGACATTCGGAGTACGTTCTTCCAGGCGGAAGAGGTTCTTTGAAGTCTTCTTTTATTTCTATTGCAATTGTTGACCAGCTGCAGAAACATTCAAATCTGAATGCGCTGGTCCTTAGAAACGTTGCCAATACGCTAGGCGATTCAGTCTATGCACAGATTGAATGGGCCATAGACAAGCTTGATTTGAATGACAAATGGGTGGCCAAAAAATCACCTTTGAAGTTTGTTAACAAAAAGACGGGGCAGCAGATTCTTTTTCGTGGGGCTGATGAACCGGCAAAGCTCAAATCATTGAAAACAAAAATTGGATACATTGGCTTGCTTTGGCTTGAAGAATTGGATCAGTTCGCTGGTCCTGAAGCAGTTCGTAACATTGAACAGTCAGCGATTCGTGGTGGTGATGATGCAATTATCTTTAAGAGTTTCAACCCTCCACGTTCGGCCATCAACTGGGCAAATAAATACATTCTTGTTCCGAAAGAAAGCAGAATGGTCTTCAAATCAGACTATAGATCAGTTCCAAAGGAATGGCTTGGTAAGACATGGATTGAAGAAGCGGAGTTCCTTAAGAAGGTCAATCCTCAAGCTTACGAGAATGAATATTTAGGAATTGCTAACGGTGACGGTGGAAACGTGTTCACAAACGTTGAAACACGTGAAATCACAAATGACGAAATTGCAGAGTTCGACAGAATTCTTCAAGGTGTTGACTGGGGATGGGATCCTGATCCGTTCCATTATTCAAGAATGCATTATGATTCAGCACGCATGATTTTATATATTTTCGGCGAAATACGCTGCAATCGAAAAGGCAACGAAGAAACAGCGCAGATGATTAAAGACACTTTTAACCGGACTTGGAAAACAAGTGATGGAAGAGAAGTTGAAGAAAGTGTTTTTGATTCAAACATTATTTGTGACTCCGCAGAAAACAAATCAGTTGCTGACTATAAAGCGTTTGGATTGCCAGCAAGAGCAGCAGTCAAAGGACCAGGAAGCGTTCCTTACTCGATGAAGTGGCTCCAGCGTTTAAAGAAGATAGTTATAGATCCGTTGCGCTGTCCAGCAACAGCAAAGGAATTCGCTGAATATGAATATGAGCGCGACAAGGATGGAAACATTATCAGTGGTTATCCGGATATGAATAACCATGCTATTGACTCAGTTCGTTATGCAACGCAACCGGTTTGGAAGCGGAAAGGACAGTGATCATGTTTACAAAGTTAATTAATTACTTGAAAGGAGTATTCAATAAAATGTTTTCAAGAAATCAAATCACAAGAATAACGGGCGAAGAAATTACTCTTTCAAGCGAAATGATAAACGCCTATGAACTGTGGGATAAAATGCTTTTGGGAAAAGCTCCATGGACAGAAGAAAATGAAAATGATGGAGTGATTTCTTTGAGATTGGAAGGAAGCATCTGTAAGGAATTTGCAGACACGACGCTTTCAGAAATTGAAAGTTCACTAGAGATTCCAGAGTTGGATGAAATCTATCAAAGAACAATTTTAAACTTGAATGATGGTTTGCAAACAGCGCTCGGTCTTGGAGAAATGGCAATTAAACCGCTTGGAAATACTGGCATGTTTGAAACGATTCCAGCAGATAGAATTGTTCCATTAGAGTTTGGAGCAAATGGAAGACTGAGAAGATGTGCATTTATCCAGGTGAAACCAATTGGAGACAGAGACATCTATTACCGTTTGGAACTGCATGAGCTCACAAATGAGGGATTAAGGATTGCTAACAAGGCATTTAAAGGAACAGGTTCAAATATTGGCCAGGAAATTCCGTTAAACAGTGTTGAAGAATGGGCTACATTGATTCCTGATGTTGTCTATCGTGGAATGGATCGTATGGATTTTGGTTTTTACAAGAATCCTTTAGCAAATCGAATTGATAAGTCCGACAATGGAGTGTCAATTTTCAGCAATGCAGTTAATTTAATCAAAAGAGCTGATATTCAGTATGGCCGATTAGACTGGGAATACAACAGTGGCGAACGTTCGATTTTTGGCGATTATCAAGCTTTTAATATTGAAAAAGATGCAAATGGAAAGCGCCAGTTTAAAATGCCTAAAGGAAAGGAACGGTTATATGTTCCGGTTGATATTGACACAAGTGGAAATGGTTCCGAATTTTGGAGCGAATTCAGTCCACAGTTAAGAGATTCTAATTACAATGTTGGTTTAGAAACATACAAGAGAGAAGTTGAAAGAGTTGTCGGTCTTGCGTATGGAGATCTCTCAAGAATGGACACAGTAGCAAAGACCGCATCCGAAATTGAAGCAAGCAAGGTTAGAAAGTACAACAGTGTATCAGCAATCCAGGAAGAATTGAAAAAATGTCTTGAAGACTATGCATATGCACTGTCTTTCTATCATGGCCTATACACTGCACATTTAGGCTTTCAATGCGCATTTCATGATTCAATTCTTGTCGATGATGAAACGAAACGCGCTCAAGACCGCACTGATGTTCAGCTTGGCTTGATGTCAAAGCTGGAATATCGTATGAAATGGTATGGTGAAGACGAACATTTAGCTATTGATGCTTTGACAAGGATTCAAGAAGAAATCGATGGCCAGGCCGACCATGAAGGAGACGTTGAATAATGTTTTCTGAAGAAATGCTGAGGGAAGTTCCGGAAGCATTGGAAAAGATATTCAGAAATCTTCAAGATGATATCCTAGCCGATATTGTGAGGCGGATGCTTGAAATGAGAGCATTCAATGATTCGTGGGAGATCGGCAGAACAGCCGATTGGCAGTTGTACGTTGCTACCCAAATGAGAACATACAATGTTGATGTTCGCAAGAAAATTCAAAAAGCGCTCCAATTGTCTGATAAAGAGGTAAAACATCTGTTTGAAGACATTATTTCTAAAGGATATGCAACAGACAAGGCTTTATATGATGAGTGTGGAGTTGAGTTTGTTCCGTTAGAATGCAATGAAGAACTGAAACAGCTGATTGATGCTTGCCAGGAACAGGCAAAGGATGATCTGACCAATCTGACGAAAACAATTGGATTTGTTACTGATCGTGACGGAAACAGAGTCGAGACGCTTACGCAGTTTTACAAAGACGAGCTGAACAGAGCTACAGTTGAGATTGCTTCTGGTGCGTTTGATTATGACTCAACACTTAAAAGAGTCGTGAATCATATGGCCAACAGTGGGATAAGATCAATCGATTATGAAAGTGGCTATCACAAGCGAATAGACACTGCTGCACGAACAGCAGTCATGACAGGTTTGCGGCAGATTACATCAAAGATTTCAGATGATAACGCTGAAAAGCTCGGAACTGAATATTTCGAAGTCAGTGCGCATCCAACAGCAAGACCAAGCCATGCATTGTGGCAAGGCAAGATCTATACGAAAGCACAGTTGGTTTCAATCTGTGGCTATGGCCAGGTTGACGGATTGTGCGGCGCGAATTGTTACCACGTGTTTTACCCATTTATACAGGGCATAAGCAAACGAAAATATTCGGATGATGAATTATCCAAGATTTATCAAAAGACGCTTAAAACGAAAGAATGGAAAGGTAAAACATACACTCCTTACCAGGCAACTCAAAGACAGAGAGCCTTGGAAAGACGGATGAGAGTTCAGGATGAAAAAATCAAGCTTTTGAAGATTGGAGAATCTTCAAAGAATGATATTTATGAGGCAAAGCAAAGAAGAGCTGCCACGTATCAAGAATACAGGAAGTTCTCAAATGCGATGGAGCTTCCTGAACAGATGAACAGAGTTTTTAACTCTGAAATTAAAAAAGAAAAATAGTGCTGCTTTTTTAAAGTGGCACTTTTTTTATGACCTGGATATGTCACTAAACCATCTTTTTTCTTTTATTCATATGGCTGACGAGCCTAAAACGTTCCAATTGCGGTGTCGGCCACACCTAAAACAAGCCTAACAGGAGGATAAATTGTGAAAAAGGAAGAATTAAAAGCTTTAGGACTAAGCGAAGAACAGATTGCAGAGGTTTTCAAACAGAACGGAATTGATGTTGAGAATGCGAAAAAGTCAGCAAAAGCCGATATGCAGACAACTATCGACGGACTCAACAATCAGTTAAAGACTGCTGAAGACGGTCTCAAGAAGTTTGATGGAATTGATCCTGAAAAGTTAAGCGGAGAAATTCAATCATTGAATGCTCAGCTGGCAACTCAGAAAGCAGATTTTGAAAAGCAGATTGCTGACAGAGATTTCAATGATCTGCTTAACACAGCAATTCTTGGCGCTAAAGGAAGGAGCACTAAAGCTATTGCAGCATTACTTGATGTTGATACTTTGAAAGCTTCAAAGAATCAGAAAGAAGACATTAGTTCAGCAATCGATGCTTTAAAGAAGGATAAAGACTATTTGTTTGACTCTGATGAGCCAATCAACAATCCGACAACAAGAACGGACGATGGAAGTGGTACTTCTCCAGCATCAAATATCAAGATTAACGCTGCACGTGCAGTGATGGGGCTTCCACCACTGAAAGAAAACTGAGAAAGGAAAATGAATTAAATGGCAAACAGCATTGAATTATTTAAAACCTATATTCCTCTAGTTGATGAGGTTTATAAGTACGGATCCAAAACAGCTATGCTAGACACAAACCAAGAGATGGTTAAAATGGCTGCAAATGGTAAAGATTTCTTGATTCCAAAGATTTCCACAAGTGGATTAGGTGACTATGAAAGAAATGGAAAAGGCTATCCAATGGGTTCAGTAACTTTAGGCTTTGAAACAAAATCTCCTAATTTTGACAGAGCTTCAAAGTTTGGAGTTGAAGACCAGGACAACACAGAAACTGTTGGTCTTGCGTTTGGACAGTTAGCTGGTACTTTCATGAGAGAACAAGTTGTTCCTGAAATTGACGCTTTCAGATTTGCAAAGTATACAGAAAATGCTGGTTTCAAAGTAGAAAAGGAATTAACTACTGGCGAAGCAGCATTAGAAGCAATTCGCGACATCAAAGTTAAGATGGATGACAATGAAGTTCCTGAAGAAGGAAGAATTTTACGAATTACTTCCAGTCTGTTAGAAATGATTAAAAGCTTAGACACATACAAGAGTACTCAAGTGATGTCCAGCTTCGCAAGCATTGAAACAGTTCCTCAAGCTCGATTCTATTCAGCGATTAAACAGTATGATGGTTTTGCTGATGCAAAGTTTGGCTTCGAAAAGGCAGAAGGAGCAAAGCAAATCGGGTTTGCAATCATCCATCCTTCAGCACTTATCCAGGCAGAAAAGTCTGTTATTGCAAAGGTAATTTATCCACAGCTTAACCAGACAGATGACAAGTGGATGTTCTTCTACCACAATTATGGCATCTGTAACGTTTTAGACAACAAGAAGAACGGTATTGGCGTTTATCTTACAGGAGCAGCTGTAGCAGCATGAGAGTAGTCGGTTATATTCCTAAGCCTAGAAGAAAAGGCGCAAATACTGATTCAGCAGACAAAAAGAAGCCTGAAAAGGCTGCTTCTGAAAGTGCTGAAAAGGGTGAAGAACCTAAGGCAGAAGAAGCTAAAGATGATTCAGAAGCTTAATAAAAGCTTTTGATATCAGAGTTCAGAAAGAGAGGTGCAGTAATCATGATCTATGCAGATTATGAGTTTTATCAAAATAGTTACTTGCTAGGATCAGATGCGTTGATTCCGGAAAAGCAGTTCAATTTTTTCTCAAACATGGCCAGTGCAGATGTGCGTAATGTGATTCGTATGGATATGATGGACACATCAGAACCAACAGACGAAATGAAGATGGCTACATGTGAGATTGCTGAATTGCTTTATTCTTTGGACACAATGCACTCGGAGTCAGATTCAAGAGATGTAATTTCATCTCAAATAGCAAGTGAAAAGTCGGAGAATATTCCGTTACTTATACAGGCAACTCAGAAGCAGACAGAGCCAAAAGAAAAAGTGATGGCATCCGAGAAATCACTAGAAAGTGGTTAGGTCCTGCTGGTCTGCTCTTCAGAGGTGTCTGCTGATGTACACAAATACATGCTGCACTCTCTATCTGAAATCTTTGGACTATGAAAAAGTTGAAATTAATGAAGCTTTTATCACTAAAAGAACACCATTCACGCTCTCAAAGCTGGGGCTTAGCTATACAGAGAGTGCAATGTGCATGTTTGAAGGACAGACAAGCTTAGTATTTACACCAGGCAAGGACTTTATGGTTGAAGGAAAATGTGATGCCGTTTTAAACGGATTAGCTGGCCAGGAATATACGGATGCATTGAAAAGGCTTATTTCTGAAAAGCACGCTATGACAATCATGGAAGCAACGTATTTAAAATATGGCTCAGCAAGAATGCATCATTGGGAACTGTCATGCAAATAGTAGCAGACTTGAAGTTTGATGATCTTGATAAAGTACTAAGTAAGCGAGGACTGGGAGCAAGCAAAGAAGTTCAGAAAGTAATTGATTCGGAGTGCATAAGACTGATGGCACCTTACACACCAAATTTAAACGGAGTGCTGATTGATTCAGCAACAGCACATACAGTTATTGGTTCGGGAAGAATTATTCAATCGACACCATATGCACGTTATCAGTATTACGGACTGCTGATGGTAGATCCTATTACTTTGAAAGGTTCTTTTTATGATTCGAAAACAGGAAGACACTGGTCAAGGCCTGGTGTCTCAAAAATTATGGATCCGCAAGGAAGAAAACTTGTACATAATCAAGTCAAGAGCCCAATGGCTGGCCCTTACTGGTTTGACAGAATGGCGAAGGATCATAAAGAGGATATCGGGAAAGTCGCTGCATTAGTGGCTGGAGGTGATTTTAAAAAGTGAGTGAAGTCAAAACATTGATTGAAACTGTAAAAGATACAATAAAGCGTTTCGTTGTGAAAGAAGGAGACCACGATGTTCACATCGATTTTATAGATCCTCAGACGGGCGATATTGGACTGTTCCCAATTGGCCCGACACTTGTTAAGAGTGACGTTCTCGGAAATAAAACATATAAAATGATTTTCGAGATGTATTCTCAGCGAGCTGGATTTGAAGATTTTGATAGAATTGAAAACAATCGTTATTTTGCAAATCTTGTTTATAAGCTTAACAATTTAAAGCATGTTAAAGTGTTGGAACCGTTAGAAACCTATATGTTCTTCGGTGCTGACACTTTTTTTAATGATTATTCCTATCTGTCAGACGAAGAACATATTCCCGGATGGATTCTAGATATCAATGCTGGAAACGGCTTGAAATATTCAGTTCCAACAGGTGACAGCAATGATGGAATCATTTATCAGATGCAAATCACAGTTACTTATAAACTATTGCTAAGTGAGATTATGTAAAGGAGAACGAATGGTCTTTAAGATGCAAGAAATGGACGAAAAGGCTTTAAAAATCGTAAGAGATTACGTTTTAGAGCATCTGGATAAAACTGATACAGTGAATGAGGTTGATACACTTCCGTATATCGTGTGGAAATGCAAAGTGCTTCAGAATTGGAAGTATCTGCTGAGTACGGATTTACACGACGGTATGTATTATGAACTTACATTCAATGGAGACAAGCAAGAGTGGTATCTTGACGCTTACAAAAAGTTTGAAAACAGATGTATCGAAGATTTTTATAACAGAAAGGAAGTATTAGATGGCATTTAAAGAATTGAAAGCTGGCCAGGATATTCCACGTGAATATCTGATGCACTTAGTCAATGCAACACCAGGCGAAGAAACACCTACATGGGTGCTACTCGGTGAAGATCTGGAAGAGTTGAAAATGGAACTGTCAGCAACAGTCAATAAGACTAAAAACATCTTAAATCACACTAAGATTAGACTGGTAGATTACGAAGCAACTGATTCCGTTGATCCTTACTATGCTGTTAAGGGTGACAAGCTCTATGATTGGCTTGAAAACATTGTCAGAAATCGTCTCACTTTAGACGATTGCAAGACGCAAGTCTTAACTGTTTATGTTTATAAAGGTGCAACAGATCCATACGAAGCAGACATGGAAAGCTGCGTTATCGAACCAAAGTCTTTTGGTGGTGATACAAATGGAATCAGCATTCCGTTTGACATCCACAGAGAGGGCGATGTTACTAAGGGAACTTATAACACATCCACAAAGACATTTACTAAGGCGGAATAGTAACAAATTTAGCCCACATCATGAACGGTGTGGGCTCTTTTTTTCTATAAGGAGAAAACAGATATATGACAGAAACAAACAATTTTTCGTTTGATGATGGCTTTAGAGAGTACACAATCAACAATGACCCAAATCGAACATTGAGAGTTAACACGCGCGATTACAACATTCTTCAGCGTGTTTCAAAGGCACTCAACGAACTCGACAGCAAGATTGATTCATTGAAGGAAGAAGATTTCAAACTCGCTGATGATGCTTCTGAAATTGAAGCTTTTGATTTTGCTTCCGATGGTTCAGAAGTTCTTAACAAATTTTCCAGAAGCGCAATCGACGAAATTTTTTATCCAGGTGCATGTGACATTATTTTTGGAAATGCAAATCCGATGAGTACGGTTAACGGAGTAACTATTTTCGAAGGATTTTTAAGATCATTTGCAGAAACAATCAGGCCAATTTTAGAAGAAGAAAAGAAAAAGCGTAAAAAGAAGCAAGATTATTATAAAAAGAAGTATGATGAGCTTCACGCAAAGAAGTCTAAATCATGATTGGAGTTTTACCAACTACTCTAAAAGTAGGTGAAAAGGAGCTTCCAATCAAAGATACGGATTTCAGAGTTGTTCTTCTTATTCTGCAAGTTTTTAATGACAGTGAACTTGATCAAGATGAAAAAATCTATTTGATGTTAGACATGCTTCTCGGCTTTGATAGTCTAGATCCGGATGACTATCACAGTGCAATCATGGCTTGCTATTGGTTTATTGATGGTGGAAAAGAGTACAAAGCACGTCCACAGGAACCAAAAGTAATGGATTGGGAACAGGATGAACAGCTGATTTTCTCAGCAGTAAATCATGTTGCTGGAAAAGAGACAAGATTGGAAGAATACATTCACTGGTGGACTTTTCTTGGATTTTTTAATGAAATTCAGGATGGTCTTTTTTCTTATGTTCTTTCTATACGTCAGAAAAAGGCGAATGGAAAGAAGCTCGATGATTCAGAAAAAGAATATTACAGAAAAAATAGAGACATTATTGATTTGAGAAAGAAAGAAACGGAGGAAGAAAGAGCGTTTAAAGACTCTATTCTTGCTAAGTTTAAATAACGAAAGGAGGTGTTCGTATGTCTGATGGAACAATCATCTTCGATACGAAGATTGATGAATCCGGTGCAAAACAAGGTTACAGCAAGCTTGTTAAAGGTTATAAAGCACAGCTTAAAGAATTAGAAAAAGAAATAAAAAACGCGCAAGGCTATTCTGATGAGCTTAGAAAAAAAATCGAAAAAGGACCGAATAAAAGCGGTTTTGAAAAGAGCCTTGCAAAGAATGAAGATTATATCAAGCAGTTGAGAAGTGAGTGGGATTCGCTGAATTCCAAAATCGAAAGTGGCGGTACCGGTGGAAATAATGGAACACCTGAAATTGTTCCGAAAGACACGGGATCGTCATTAGACAAATTGAAAGCCAAGTTGAAAGAATCAACGGCCAGGATTCGAAGTTTTATTTTCGGTGGAAAAGAAACAGACAACATGGCCAAGAAACTCTCAAAATCAATTTTTACTTTAGGGAACATGTTTAAATTGATGGCCATCCGCCAGGCTATGCGTGCAGCAATTGCTGGAGCACAGTCAGGATTCACAAATCTGATTGGATATTCGAATGAAGCAAAGAATTCAGTTGAAAGTCTTAAAGCAGCTACATCGAGTCTATCAAATGGGATGGCGGCAGCAGTCGCGCCGATTCTGAACGCTTTAGCTCCGTCACTTGTCTATCTGATCGGACTGTTAACGGATGCAGCTAACGCAGTTGCTCGTTTTTTTGCAATGATCACAGGTGCAAAAACTTTCGTTGTGGCCAAGAAACAAGCATCAGGTTTAGCTAGTTCTTTAGGAGATGTCTCAAGTGCAGCTGAAAAAGCCAAAGGCTCGCTGGCCGGAATTGATGAAATCAATGACATTACTGTCAGTTCTTCAGGCTCCGGAGGTGGAGGCGGTGGCGCTGGATATGGAGATATGTTTGAAACTGTCGATACAGGTCCAATCACAAGCGCTGCTGAAAAGGTTAAGGCACTTCTCGATGAAATGGTTAAACAGTCTAAGAATCTAAAAGAAGCGTTTGCTGAAGCCTGGGCGTATAACGATAATGGTTCAGTCATTCTTTCAGATGTAAAAGGAATCTTGGAAGACTGCTATGCAACAACTATGGAAATGGCAACGGCAACAACCGATTGGACCGAAAATTTAAACCTGGTTCCATTAGTTTCAAGTGTAAGAGGTGAGCTCGATAATCTGTTACCATTGATCGTAACAATTAATGATTTTATCAGCTACATTTATACAAATGGATTGTTACCTATTGCCGGATGGGTAATCGAAAGCGGACTTCCAGCGTTTATTGATGTCATTTCAGCTGGATTGTTGTTAATCAATTCAATCCTTCAGACAATGATTCCGATTGTTCAGCCATTCTATGAAGTTGTGATCCAGCCGTTGGCATCTTTATTAGGCGGTGTGATTGTCTCAGCGCTTGAATTTATTGCAAACGTATTAACTACCATTGGAACATGGATGACTGCAAATCAGCCAATTATGCAAGCTATTTTCGGTGTATTAGTAAGCATTGGCGGAGCTCTTGCGTTGTATTTGGGATATCAATCGTTGATTCTTGGAGTGTTCGATGCATTCAACAAGGTTTCGGAAGCTGGAAAGCTGTTCAGTAACGTTCTCGGAGTAATAATGAACAATCCAATCCTTATTTTCATTGCTGCTGTCATTGCAATTCTGATTCTTTTGGCACAGCATTGGGATGAAGTGAAAGCAGTTGCTGAAGATGTATGGAATTCTATTGAAGAAACATATAAGAGTTCTCCACAATGGTTCCAGAATATGTGCAACGGCATTTTCAGCGCTTTCTCATGGCTTGTAAGCTTTGTCGGTGCGCTTGTTTCGGGTGACTGGAGCAAAGCAGTTTCAATGATGCAGAGTTTATTTCAAACTTTTGACAACTTTTTGACAGGTGTCTTTACACAAGACTGGACAGTTTCTTTCGGCTTGTTTGGAAATCTTTTGAATGGTCTGTTTGCAACAGTAAACAACATTTGGGGAAATATTAAACAAGTGTTCCAGGGAATCATCCAATTTGTAACCGGTGTATTTACCGGAGATTGGAGAATGGCATGGGAAGGTGTTAAAAACATCTTCGGTGGAATCATCGGAGGTATTGGAAATATCTTCAAAGCTCCATTAAACGTTATTATTGGAGGAATTAATGGTTTCATCCGTGGAATCAATAGAATCAAGGTTCCGAATTGGGTTCCTGGTGTTGGTGGCTATGGGTTCCACATTTCTCAGATTCCTTATCTGGCCAAAGGTACAGTTGTTCCGCCAAACGCTGGAGAGTTTATGGCAGTTCTTGGTGATAACAAGCGAGAAACGGAAGTTGTTTCCCCACTTTCAACGATGAAAAAGGCAATGGAAGAAGTAATGGCAGAAGGTGGCTATGGTGGAAGTGACGATGAAGTAAAGATGCTGCTTAGACAGTTGATTAGCGTTGTGGCCGGAAAGCATTTGCTTGTTTCTGATGTCGGAAAGGCTGCAGCTGAATATATGAATTCAGAATATGATCGCACAGGCGAACCGGTTCTCAAAGGAGTATGATCATGGCAGAAAGAGCATATAAAATAAACGGAATTGCACTACCTACACCAGACAATAAAGTTAAGATTACAGAAGAAGACATGCATGGCAAGTCTTGGAGAGACGGTGCTGGGATTCTTCATTTAGTTGTCATTCGAAGAGGTGTTTTAAAGACACCTCTTCAATGGAGCTATATGTCACAGAAGGATTTTGATATCCTCAGAAATGCATGCAGAAGAGATGCGAACGGAACATATACTTTCGAAGATCTGTTTGGAAATCAATATACGATTTATACAGGTGCAGATCTGACCTACACATTGTCATATGTTGATGACAACGGTGAAGGACACTATGAAGACGTTAAGTTGAGTTTCATTCAGGTTTAAACTCGAACAGAACTCGATTTTTTGGAGGATTAAATGTTAAAAATAAGCGAACAGTCTAAAGAAAAATATAAAAATAACGTCGTTCCTGGTGAAATCTACTTAGTTGTCGATACTGTCGCACTTTACTTTTCAGAACACACTTTTTTTACTGATTCAACATACTTTCAAGAAGCAGACCTGGATGGATTGGCCAAAACATACGATTCATCATATTGGCTTACAGATTCATTAAGCATCTCAGAATCACTTTGTTCAAAAGATTCAATTGATTATTCAGCAGTGGAATCAAATGTGTTGGAAGTGGAACTCGCATCCGAAAGTGGAAATATTAAGCAGCTAGTCGGAAAAAAGGTAACATGCAAACAGATTGTTGGAGGAGAAACTGTTCCGTTAGGTGTTTATACGATTGCAGAAACAACGCTTGATGGAGACTATTACACGAAGGTTAAAGCGTATGATGGAATGAAGAAGTTTCTCGATACAAGAATTGATTCCTGGTGGAACAATCAGGTATCGTTTCCAATTTCGCTGAGATCATTGCTGATTGAGCTGTGCAAATATGTTGGCATTGCTTACAGTTTGCCCGATTCCTGGTGTAATTCTGATTTAGCAATTATTCAGAATATAGTTTTAAATGAGGATGCAAGAGCATCTGAACTGCTTGGCATGATCCAGCAAGTTTCAGGTGCTTTTTTTCACACAAACAGAGATGGGATTCTGACAATCGTTAAGCATGATGCAGAACTGACAAGTGTTCCATATCAGAGCTTAATGGACGATTTGTCGATTGGAGATTTTAAAACACCATCGATTGACAATGTTCAAATAAGGAATTCTGATGATGATATTGGAGTTTCTGCAAATGGAGAGAAGAACGCTTATATTGTTCAAGAGAACTATCTGTTAGGCAGTTTCAGTGAAGAAGAATTGAAATCAATTGCTGTTAATATTCTTGAATCAATTAAGAATGACGGTTACAGACCATTTTCAGCTAAGTTCAAGTCACTTCCGTATGTCGAACTAGGCGATCCAATCAAAGTTACAAGCTATAACGGAAACAGCGCAGCATTCTGGATCACCAACAGAAAGCTCAGCGGAGATTATCTGTTGACTGATGAAATTGATATAAAAGGAAGCATTGAAACGATAAATTCCGTTAAGAGTAACTCCAAAAAGGTAGTTATTTTAAACAGAAAAATCCATGAAGTTGTTAATACAATTGACGAGCTGAGAAGCACAATTGGAGGCATTTCGACAAAATACAATGGAGTGATTACTGCAATCGACTATTTTTATCTGTACAACAGCGGAGAAACACCTAAAGCTGATGACCCAGGATGGACAAATACACCAGGTGCAGCACTTCCTGGCCAGTCTGTTTGGGAAAAGAAAGTTTTTCACTATATTGATAAAGATCCGGTAACTGTAATTACAAATAGAACTGTTAATAACTTGGTCGGTGTCATTCCTTATTACAGGCTCAGTACTTCAAAAGATTCCATTACCAACGATGCTACATATTTCGGAACGGAAACATTCTTTTCAGATAAGGATCCATACACTTATTTTTACGACGCATTCCCATGGGATGAAAAAATTCCTGATAATGTTCCAGGATATTACAGATGGATAAGATTCAAATATTTGTATTCCGACGGAAGCTATTCGTGGAGTGAACCACAGTGTGACAAAACGTTTGATGATGTTTACAAGGAAATTGTTGATGCAAAGACAGAAATCAAGCAGACTAAAGAACAGATTGCGCTGAAAGCCGATGAATCAAAACTGAAAGAATACCAGAATTCTTTGACGAAACAGATTGAACAGGAAGTGACTGATAGAAAAGCAGCTATCACAGAGTCTTCCAAGCAAATTATGAACGAAGTTTCACGTGTAACGAGTTCTAAAGCTCAGTCATTTAAAATTTATAGAGTTTCCGTCAGAGAGGGCGAAATTCCAACAAAATCGCTAACTGATTATGCATGGACGACTGAAAATGTTGCATGGAAGGATGGCTATCATATTTGGATGATGACGGCCACAGTTTATTCCGATGATGACATCATTTATTCTGAACCTACAGATATATCTGGTGCAAATGGTGCAAATGGTCAAAACGGTAAAGATGGCCAAGATGGCCAAGACGGTGCAAACGGAAAAGGCATAAAAAGCGAACTGATTGAATGGAAACTTTCCGAATCTCAAGAAACATGGCAAAGCAAAGTTTATACGAATTGGAACAAGCAGCAGCCTCCGTGGATTGAAGATACTTATCTGTGGTCTCGAAGAACAATCACTTATGATGACAACTCAACAAATGTGATTTATACGTGTGAAGTCAGTTTCAAAGAGTTGTATGATCTCAACAAAGAAACATCATCCAATCTTCAAATTTTGGATAATACAGTTTCAGCTCAAGCAAAAACGATTACCACTTTGACAGGAAGCTTTGATGAGTATAAAGAGACAACCAATGCGAGTATTAAAGCTAATTCTGAAAGCATAGGTTCAATTGAACTTAAAGTCTCTAACAAAGTTGAAAAGAAAGATCTTGAAGACAAGTTGTCTGCTTACGCAACAACTTCAGAAATGAATTCTGCAATCAGCCAAAGTGCAAAAGAAATCGACTTAACTGTCAGCAAAAAAGTAGGATATGATGAAGTTATTGCTGCGATTAATCTGTCATCTGAAAGTGCGACGATTAAAGCTTCAAAGATTAATTTTGACTTCGGTACAGAAAGAGAAAAAATTACTTTAAAAGGAGACACAAAAGGAGTTCTATTTGAAGGAAACGGATGGTTTGAGGTAGAAGCAACTGGTGGTTTTTATATAAGGAACAACATTAACAGTAAAAGCGATATTCAAAATGATATCTACACATCATCAACAGCAAATGCAAATGGTTTATATTTAAGAAACTTCTCATACGATAGAAAATACTTCTCTAATTTCGTTAGCTTGTACGCAAATTCCGATAAAAGCAATACTTTTGTTATTAATAATTATCGCTATGGTGAGAATAATGTGAATGATTACAATCTGATAAATATGGGAATCAAACCTGAAGAATCAAATAAGCATTATGTCGAAATTGGAAACTCTGTTAACCAATATTTTCTAAATGCTTTGAGACTTTATGCTAATGATACATCGCGTGAATCTTACATTTTTAATTCGAAACTATCAGATAATAAGCTCACTGCAAATAAAATTTCTATCAAATCTGAATCAGAACAGTTGGCAATGAATTTGAATCAATTGAATTTGAATTCAAACACTTTTTCAAATTATTTGTCCATGTATTCTCGTCCTAAATACAATCAATTGATTTTGACAAACAACGATTCAAATGGAAATCTAGCAGGACAAATTTCATTTAGGAGCGACCAGTCGGCAACTAGTGCAACAGCTTTAATAATCCGTGGTGGTAATGGAAAAGGAGATATGTGGCTGGGTCTTTCTCAAGATAAAATTGTCATGAAATATTCAAACTATACCGATCGTTTCGAGCTGAACAGTTCAGAATCAATCGTTTGGCATGGAGCCAACGGAATAAAAGTAACTAATAATGACGGCATTGGATTATACGTTGGAAATACAAATCGTTTGTATATTGATTCAAGTGGCAAAGTCACTGCTTTTAACGGGCTTAATACAGGCTATACAATCGTGAGCACAGCAACAAGTGGAGGAGACGGTATGCATCCAATTGCTTTCGGATGGACTGGTCATTCCTTGGCTTGTTTCGTTGACAATACTAATGTCTGGGAAACATCAGATGAAAGGCTGAAAAAAGATATAATCAATTTAGAAGATGATTACATAAGTGCAATTGGAGAAGTAGATATCAAGCAGTTCCGATTCAAAGTAGCGCCATACAACACAAACACTTTGCATTTTGGTGTTGTTGCTCAAGATCTCAGGAGTTCATTAGTGAATCACGGATTATCACTTAAAGATATTGCTGTGACAGGAACCTTCAGAAACGGAGATGATGCTACAGAGTACTATTCTGTGGACAAGGAAGAGTTCTTGATTGCAAGAATGGCTTATAATGAGAGAAGAATCAAACAGTTGGAAGAGAGGATTAAAGAATTATCGTGAAAAATTACGAACTAGTTAAGCTTTTAGAAGGTTTGGAAAAAGTCGAGGATTTAGAAACAAGCATTCCCGTAAAAGAAGGCTACAAGGTGGTCTGTAATAAAAAAATTATTAAAGATCATTTAGAAGCTTTTGAAGAAATGAAAAATTCTATTATCAAAAAGTACGCTGACAAGGATGGTGAAGTAAAATTCGATAATCCTGACCGTGGAAAATGTGTAAGTGAGCTCAATGAGCTTGCGAACCAAGAAGTAGAACCAATTGAGTTCAAGAAAATCAAATTATCGGCAATTGATTCTCTTGAATTGCCAATGAAAGCTATCTCGGCAATGGCTTTCATGATTGAAGAAGCAGAATAAAACAGAAATCACAAAGAATCGGCCTTTGTGATTTTTTATTTTGCCAGGAAAAGAAGAAAGAAGGAATTTTATGTCAGAAACAGCAAGAGAGTTTTATGAGAAGTATTTAGGCAGAGTAATTGACTACGATGGTGCTTGCGACGTTCAGTGCGTTGATGGTGCTAGATGCTGGATGGATTACTTTTTAGGCTCATCAATTCCATGTGGTGGCGGATGGGCCGAAGGTTACTGGACAAAGGATCAGTCTTGGTTTCTATCAAAAGGATGTTTATTAATCACAGATGCTTCTGCTTTAAGAGATGGTGACTTAGTTGTTTGGCCAATCAATTCAAAAGGATCACACAAAAAGTCACATGTTGCCATGTTCTACCAGGGTAAAGAATTTGGACAGAATCAAGGCGGAAACAGAGGGTTCTGTTTGAAAGCAACAGATTTTTCTGACATGTTAGGTGCTTATCGTGCTCCTACATGCGAACAGTCAGCAAACAGTAAAGAAGCAGTTGATCAAATCCTTCACGTCGGTTCTCATGTCGTTTTTTCAGGAAGAATGGAAGTGACAGAAATCAACAAGGAAAAGAACTGGGCTCGCATTCCTGAGCTTGGCGGATGGATTAGTGCAAAGCCATGTGATGAAGTTGATGCAGCCGATGGAAGCTGCGATCAGATCTTGCACGTTGGTTCAGTTGTGACTATCAAAGGTGTTTTTGAAGTAACAGCAGTCAGCAAAGAAATCAATGCAGTGCAGTTGAAAGCTTACTCTGGAACAACAGGTGATTGGTTATTTGACTTTTGGATTAAGGCCAAGCCATTGACGGAGGTTGAGTAATGGTGCTTGATGGAACAACTATCGTTGTTGCGGTAATCGGAGGAATCTGCTCAAGCAGTGTTATGAGTTTCTTTCAGTTCTTGATTAATCGTCAGGATAAAAAGAAAAACTTGTTGATCGGGCTCGCACATGACCGTCTGTATTACCTAGCTACAAAGTACATTGAAAGAGGATGGCTTACAAAAGAAGAGTACACAAATATTTATGAATACATTTATGTTCCTTATCACGAAAATGGCGGTAATGGAACAGGAACAAGATTGATGGAGGAAGTAATGAAGCTTCCAATCAGAGAAGGAGATAATTGATATGGACATTCAGTCATGGGTAACATGCTTAGCGTTTTTTGTGATTTTAGTAATTTGCTATGTAATAGGAAAGCTTTTTAAGGCTTCAAAGATGAAGGATGAGTTCATTCCTTACATCGTTGCGTTGTGTGGTGGTCTGATTGCAATTCCATCAATGTTTTTGATTAATGGCTTTCCAGTGCATGATGTGATCTCAGCTATTGCTTTCGGAATGTTCTGCGGTTTAGCAGCAACCGGAGCTAATCAGTGGACAAAGCAGTTAGAAAAGCTAAAAAAAGCTGAAAGCGAAGAATAAATGAAGTGTCGAGTTTAACTCGGCACTTGCCGAGTTAAATTGAAAGAAAGGAAAAAAGAAATGGCAAAAAAGACATTTGTAAAAACAAATTGGACTTCCACAATTCCGGCCACACCTGAACAGATTAACAGGATGGAAAAAGGTATCGAAGATGCAATCAGTCATGGGAACGAAAATGAAGACTTGATTAGTGAAATCACAGTAGTACAGAACGAAGCAGAAGGAAATATCACTACGCTTCAAAAGGACCTTGCTGCTGAGGTAAAAAGAGCCGGTGAAGCCGAAAAAGCCAACAAAGGTGCAATTGATGGAGAAATTTCCAGGGCTAAAGGTGCAGAGAGCGAAAATAAGGAAGCAATTGATGCCGAAGTTAAAAGAGCTAAAGAAGCAGAAACAGCTTTGAAAGCTGCATCTGCATCATCTATTGAATTCGAAACAAATTCTTCAAATGGAGAAGTCAAAGCAAAGCTTAAAAATGCATCCGGAACTGAAGTTTCCTCTGCTACAGTTCCACCAGTCGGATTTAAAAAGTATTCAGATGAATATTTTGATCTAATGTTTGTTCTAGGAAGATCCGACAGTGTTTATTCTGTCGATATTCCAAAGTGGGAAACGTCACAAAGTGGAAAATGCACAAAATCTAATGACAACGCTGGATTAGTTGCGCTCCCTTCTACGGCTGCAGAGCACAGACAAGATGATTATGATTCGATTCTAGGTTTCGTAACAATTGATGTAAATGCAGAAGTTGATGACAATGGGGTTCGACATGTCACAGCAATCAAGGGTGATCCTGAATTTGACGACAAGACGAAAGATGTGTTTGTCTTAGGGATGAGCTATTACGAAAAGTGGGAAGATCTAGGAAATGGCTATCTTCGCTATTCAAGATCTTTTGTTCCGAAGGAAGGATTTGAAATTTCAAAGCTTTGTATCAATAGAGATGGAACAGTGCAGCCTTATTTTCTGATTGCTAAATACTTAGCTTCAAAAGGTGCTGATGGATTGCTTTATTCTGTAAAAAACAGAGTTCCAGCAACTTACATTAAAAAGAATTTAGGTTTGGACATTGCATACTCAAATTCAATTGGCCACTGTGCTAAAAGAGGGAAGTTCTATTCAATTGGACTGCCTGAAGAATACTCATACATCAGTACAACATGGTTTCTAAAGTATGCAGACATAAACTCACAGAATACAATGGGCGGATGCTTTGGCTACAATACACAGTGCGCAGTTGCTGTCGAAGAAGATACTGCCAATAAATATGTCATTTTAACTGCTGCAAATGCAAATAATTTCCCAGTTGGTGGTGGAATTTCTGTTGGCTACGGTGCCGTTGACAGAGTCAAGGCAGAATGTCATCAACTTGTATATGGTGGAAAAGTATTATCAAAGGAAACTATGTCCGACGGAAACGTCAAAGTAAACATCGACTGTGAAAATCCTTTTAAGACTACAAAGTCAAACGGAACAGCAGTCTATGCAACAGCTTTCCATTGGAAATCAGGATTCTCTGACATGGTGAAAGGCAGATGTGGTGAGCCGTGCGATACTGTTCAGCAGCTTACTTCTATGACATATCCAATTGTTTTCCAGGGAGTTGAAATTGCTGTCGGAGCATATGAAACACAAGCTGGTTTCTCAATTTGTGCGGATTCAACAGGAAAAAGAAATCATTACTCATGCAGAGACGCTTCACTAGCTACAAGGGATCCTAATGAATCGTCAAATGGATATGTAAAGATTGGAGAAATCACATTCAGCCCATATACTGCAAATAACTGGAATTATATCGACAGTATCAATTTTACTAATGGAGTTGTAATGGCAAGCCATTGTGGTGCTGAAGGCAGTGGAACTGCTAAAGGCGTTGGCGATGGCTGCTTTATGCCTGAAATTTCTGTCGGTGCTAAGTATGAGCTTCTGGCTCTCGGTTGTCTCTGGGATTGGTCGAACGGCGGTCTTTCTTGCTTGAACTTGGGCAGCGGTCTCTCGCTCTGCGGGTGGCATATCGGGGCTCGCCTTTCTGTAAATGCGGTCGGGGGTGATTTGCTTTTGAGCTAGCAAAAGCAAGAGGGGGCTTTGCCCTCTCACGCATTTACGGGAAGCTACATAAAGTAGTATAATTTTTATTTGTAAATAGGATTGCATGTCAGCTCCGTGCCTCTTGTGTTGGTTTCTGCTTCAGGCTCTCGGTAATCTCAGGAATAGGTCGAACAGCGGTCTTTCTTGCTTGAACTTGAACAACGGTCTCTCGAACTGCAGGTGGAATATCGGGGCTCGCCACTCTAGAAAAAAATCCGTACAAAAAAACTGTTGGCATGCAACTCGCACCTTGGTAGGGCTCTAGCTTTTTTTTCGGCTGGACTACGGATGCTATGATCTAGTGTCTGAAAATTGTGGATCCGCGCTCGGTTAGTAAGATTTTGTGAAAGCTGGGTTTATCACAAAGAAAGGATTTAAATGAAGCGGTACTGTAAAAATTTTGAATTTACAGAAGATTTTATAAAAACGCTCTTTTTAAAGATTTAGTTGATATTTGCAAAAATGCCATAGTGATACTCTCCATAAGCACTGTAAAGATCAATTGGCATTGGCAGTTT